ATTTATTTTTACTTGTTTATAGTTAAAGCCAAGTAATCGAGAAGTCGCAAGGCCTCATCCTTAGTATCATAAGTGCCATAGACACATTTCTCTCTGTCTGTATACACGCAAACATCCCACTGTTTCTTGATGTCTCTTTGATGTACTTTAACCGCATTTATTTTCTTTGCTTTAATCCATTGCGTTTCGCCAATCTTAATCAGCATTTTCTTACTCCTTGTCTACAATTTTTCTGCCACAGTGAGGGCAATATTGATAATTGTCATTTGAGTCAACAAATATATCGCCACATTCGTTGCACATATATTCGGATACCGGATAGCATGTGTAGCGATTCATTACTGTTACCGTCGTTTCTTCCATTTCCTCTGCCTCCTAAACTTTTTCAAGGGACTTTTTGTCCCCGACTACAACTTTTTCAAGGGAGTTTACAAGAGATTTTTGCAACATGTTGCAGGTTTCTCTTTTAAAGCTCGTGTTGCGCGCCTTTGCTCCACTCGTTAACAAATTCGCTGACTTCTTCCCATTGCTTTCTGTCTTTTTCTGGCACATCATTTTCCTTGCCAACGAGTTTTGCCATATATTGATTACCAAACATATGCCGATTTAATGCCTGTGAAAGAATTACCATTGCATCTTCTTTAGACAAACATTCAAACAGCGCATCTTCTATCTTTTCAATCAGATTTTGTTTTTCAATTATTTCAGCCTGCAGTCTGGCTGAAAAGTATGCTAAACCTTTAATGTTGTTTTCTTCTACCAATCTCTTAATCTCATTGTTGGTTTTTTCCAATTCTCGATTTTTAAAATGTGTCATTACTTTTCCTCCTTTGGTCCTATGCAGCCATTAGTGTACACGCCGTACACATCATCCAGCTTGCCATTATAACTCATACTCCACGCCAATTTCCTTTGCCACGGCAGGGAGTGCAGCTTGCGCTTTTTCGCACGTGCGGTATACCCAGCCTTTGTCAAGCAAAGCATACTCATTCGGGAATCCGCCCCACCACGACGAGCGAACAACCCATTTGTCGCCCAAAAGCGCAAAGGTATAATAAGTTTCGCCTTTCTTCGGCTTCCACGGCAACTTGATTATTTCGCATTCTCCCCTCAGCAATGCAAGAAAAGCAACATATACCGAAACAGGCGCAACAGGCATTTTTACATCATCGTTATGCTTAAACATTAGCACCCTGTCGTTGTCGAATTTGTAGAACCATTCCTCGTACCCTTTAATTTTAAATTCTTCGCCCAACTCCACGCCCAACATTTGGGCTATCTGCGGAATTAAGTTAGCCATGTTATCACTCCTTCTTGCTATCTTTGTAAATCAGTTGCAGTGCTTTCATTGTTATGTTGTGCAGCAGTTCAACAGCCGTTTTATCGCCATGTTTATCACGAATCAACTTGCCTACGGCTTGCATTGCCGCCACAATGCAGTTCGCAACCTTTAATGCGTTACCTTGCACCTGTCCTGCTGTGCAGCCGTTCTCTTTGGCATAAGCGAGCACATAATCTACACCGCTTTCATCAAGCAACTTTTTGGCCTGTTCTGCCTTTTTATAGTCAATCATTTTTATCACCTCTCCAATCACGTACTCGCTCCATAATCGCCACGATTAAGCTCATCCATTGGATAATAGCCACCGGGATAAGCGCCACAATCAACACGACCGCTACAAATTCATCTAACGTCATTACTATCACTCCTTTATGGCCTTACTTGCCTTTACTATTTTCTCAATCAGCTTATCCACGGCCTTGTCCGCAAGTTCGCCGGTAGCTTCGATGTTGGCTGGTGTTATCCACCTCGCCACATACATAGCTATTGCTTCGTCTCTAGTTGGTATAAACGATGCCAGCGCATCAAAAATTAGAGTTACGCAGACCAATTTCTTTAAGGAACTCCAAAACCGCTTATTTGCGGTATCGCTATAATAATCGTTGTCTACAAGTTTTATTATTCCAATAAAGATGGTGACACCAGTTAGCAAGAATCCCACTATGGAACAACCACCCTGGATTATGTCAAGCCGTCCAATCCAATAAATCAGCCACGGTGAAACAATCGGCTCATTCATTACTTACACCCCACAATCTTTCTACCGCACCAGCAGCAGTGCGTCTGCCCAAAATCTTTGAACGTACCGCCGCATTTTTTGCAGCGACAAATCGGTAGCGGCCCTTCATGGCACCCATAGCGTCCTGTATACGTCGCCACTGCTTTATTGTCAAGCTCATGCTTTAAAGCTGTTAATACAGCCTTTTTCTTTTTTATTCGGGAGATAACCCATTCTTTATCGCCATCCGTCAAACGGCCAAGCCGAAGCGCAAACTTCGACTTCGAGATTCTCCCTTTAGTCTCCAAAATTTGTTCACGTAACATCTTTTCACGTTGCGGCAGGTTAGCCCACCATTTCTGACGTTCTGGAGTCATTTGCTACCCATCCTTTATTTAATTTCTTCTACTTCGGTATATTCAACTTCATCGTCACAGTTAATGCTAACCGTAGCAGAATCGGTGTCACATACGCCAATTAGCTTGTCAGTGCCACCATTGCCAACAAAATCCATAGGACCAGAACACTCTTCGTAAGCCATTTCAAGGGCTTCTTCTTTGCTCTCTGCTTCTAGTTCTACCGAGATATAAGCTGTTACTTCACCTGAAACAATATATTTTTTCATCAGTTATCACTCCTTCTTGCTATCTTGGTAAATCAGTTGCAGTGCTTTCATTGTTATGTCGTGCACCGCTGCAACAGCCGATTTATCACCATGCTTGTCACGAATCGACTCGCCCACTGTCTTTATTAGAGCCACAATGCAGTCTGCAACCTTTAAAACAGCACCTTGTACCTGTCCTGCTGCGCAACCGTCCTCATTGACATAAGCGAGCACATAATCTACGCCGCTTTCATCAAGCAATCTTTTTGCCTGTTCTGCCTTTTTATAGTCAATCATTACTCCCACCCCTTAATTTTATTTCCACACCATGGACAAAAATCATAGTATTCATAATTCTGCACCTCAGAGCCACATTGAGAGCATTTGTATACGCCCATAGCTGCATCATCTCCTGCTCCTACATATTCCATTGTAGAGCCTGTGTTTTTCTGCAACCCTTTAGCTTCTTTATCTCCAGCAACATAAAACATCATCGTTACATTGTCGATATTGTAATCAAAATCAGCAAATCTGAAATAGTCCGGATAATAGATGCCATTGTCATCGACAAAGCCATATTGAAGCGGCAGATTTTCAAAGCCGTTGGCATTAGCATATTCGTAAAGCTCTTTAATCGTTATTTTTCACACCACCCAAGCACCGTAGATTATCAAAAAAATCAATATGTCAACAAAGCAACCAAACAAAAGACCTTCTGTCCATCTGTCCCATTTTTCATCTGCTATCGCTGCGCAAATTGTCATTATCCAGCAGCCACCGAAAACGGAAACAACAGTGAATGTAATTGCCAATAATATTTTTGTAATCAAAACGCTGTTCATTCTTTCAGCTCTCCATATTTCTCCATGAATCTGGGATTGCCTGTGCCGTCAATGCTCAATTTAAAGCCGTTGATTTCAATTTCAGCCTTGCCGTCAAACGGTTTCTTGCTTTCAGCCATATAACATAGCTTTTCCATAACAGCTTCAATGGCTGAATCTGTAACCTCTACTCTTTGACCTACCATAATGCCTTCTTTTTCGTTGACATCGGTATAATAAATTTTTCCACGAAAACCACAACATAATCTTTTAGCCATTTAATTGCCCCCTTAATATATATGGCGTCTTTAGCTCTTTAGCTACATTCGACAATGCTTTTTCCGCATCATCTTGCGTCGCGAACACCCACCCAGCTTTATAGGCTGCATAATCGTCAGGCTCGCCGTTCCAAGTCATCCTAGTTGCAATCCACTTCAGCTTTGAAGATTTATCGCAATACAATCCAAACGTCCAATAATCTTCGTCACGATTCGGCAGCCAGGGAATTTTAATAATATCGCATTCTCCCTTGATTAACGTTTCCAACACATCAGCCGATGCAAGTAATGGTATATTTTGAGGATATGCCTTGTTTACTTCTAAATTTTCCTCGGTGAAAAAATATACTTCGTCATACCTGTCAATCATAAATTTTTCTCTCAATTTTAGCCCCAGCATTTCAGCGACTGCCGGAATAAGATTTTTGCTCACTGCTACTACCTCCGCTTCCTTTCAACTTTTATCTCAAATTAATAACCACTTCCTTGCCTTGACGTTCTTCGATACACCGGTCGTTAATGAGCCAGCATTCATCTTCTTTACCATTTTCGTCATAGCATTTGACTGTTATTTCCATTCCTTCGCAGTCATGTTTGACTGCCCATTTATAAAACTCTTCGACGGTCATTATTATCACCTCTCTATTTTTACAAAAAATGTCCAACGTGTTTTCCCTTGCTTATCTCCGGCAAGAGGAAGATAAGGTAACGCACACCTTAGCACATCTTTATGCGGAATATCTTCGTCGCTCCATTTAAACAGCAGCATCCCACCAGGTTTAAGCACTCTAAAGCACTCAGTAAACGCTTTTGTCATCCACTCTTCCCATAGCACCGGAAGTTGCCCATACTTCTGTGCCAACCAGCTGCTCTCGCCAACTTTTACCAGGTGCGGCGGGTCAAAAATGATGTAGCTAAATGCTTCATCTGCTATATTCTCCATGTTGGTTACATCAATTATCTTGTCTGGCTGAATATGTAATTCTCTTCCGTCGCAGAGCTTTGTATGCAGCTCTCGTATGTCACAAAACATAACAGCGTCGCTCTCTTTGTCATGGTAGAACATCTTGCTTCCACAGCACGGATCTAAAATAAACGGCTTATCCATTATTGCCTCCTTGCGATGCATTGATTTTTTTAGCAAGCTCATCCATAGCTTTCTCTGCTTCTTCATAATCGCTACATTCTTTATAGCCGAATTCTTCTCCGTTTTTCATGCTTACGAGGATTGTATAATAGCAGCGATTCATACCTTTGCACAGCGTCACTGTTAAGCCAACAACATTGCTCATATCTTGCCACGTGCCATTCTTAAGCTTAATTAACATTTCTTTCGCTCTTCCTCCTTGCCGCCGACAATCTTCAGCTCATCGCCGATACATCTAATGGTGTGTCCCAGGATTTTGCAAGTGCTTTTGAGCCATTGAACGCTATGCCCTTCAAGCACCTTGTCCATTTCTTCGTCGGTCAAATCCGAGAAGCAGATGCTTTCCCAATGTTTACCGCGTTTAACGCGGAAATAAATGCCGTCTAAATATCTTTTTGTTGTCATTTTTTATCCTCCCTGCCAAAACTTCATGTTTTCTTAACTCGCTACGCATCAGCTCACGTGCTTTACGCAAGCAGTAACGATAATATTTCAGCTTCTGCTGTCTTCGCTTTACCACAGCCATATTAACCACCCAATCGCAGCACCTAACAGAGCACCAAACATAGCAGGTATGCCGATGATTAGTATAACCGTGATCATGTCGATGATTACATTTAGCAATTTACTCATTTGCATTACCTCTGTTTGGATTCTGTTTCCAGCCACCTACAGGACGATACAGATGCAAAATATCGTATATCCTGCCTACGCCGTGTAAATACTCGCTTTCTTTTGGGTGAATCTGATGAACTTCTTCTTCCGGTAGCCAGAACACATCTTTAACCTGGCACATAACCTCCCATGAAGGTGTTTTATTCGTCGTGCCGCAAAATTTTACGCTTACGTGCTCCCATTGGTTGCCGTCCTGATCAGGCTCAACACCTACAACACACTGCAAGCTCTTTTTGATTCCCGGCAGATGCAGGAAGCCTATTAACACCAAGCCTTCAAAAGCAAAATCATTTCTCTTGTCGGCTTGAAACTTTTCGTTTGCTAAAATCTCCTTAACACTTCTCATCTTAATCTCCTTGCTCCGCACAGTTGCGGATTATTACTGCACTGTTTACATTCCTTATCGCACTCCCAGCAGCATACGTGGCAAACCTCGCTTCTTACGCAGCTGGGGAACGGAAAAGGGCAAACATATTTATTTTTCAGCTTTTTCGTGATTATCGGCTCTGTATCTTTCAAAAAATTTTCGGCAGGCTTTTGAGATGTAGCCTTACTTTTGTTAGTTGCCTGCCTTCTAGTTTGCGCAAGGCTCATGATTTTGTGCTTGCACTCCTTGCCACCGCAGCTCATTCCTTGCCGCCGGGCTAGGTTAGATACATCTCTGTAACATTCAGTGCCACATTCGCAAAGGCATTTTGCAACCGAAACCTTCTTTTTAGGTCTGATGCTGATAACGCCTGGAGGATAAATTTCAAGCACTGTCAGCATACCTATTTTCTGCCCTAGCAGATAGCTCCAATCCTTATTCTGCATTAAACCGACTTCCTTTCGCTTTACTTTAACCAAATCGTGCCATAGCACGACGAGCATCTAAACGCCCATTTTACAGCACCTTTTTGTCTACAATCTTTGCACCGTAGACAAGCTTTATTTTTTCCTGCTTGCAATGAGGGCAGCACTGCTTGCCTTTGGCTGTTGTTTCAAGTAGATATTTCACTGTTGCCCCTCCGTTACAGTCAGAAATTTTAACACTCTTCCTGTATTACTAATTCTGTATTCTTCCAGATCATCACGCTTCAGGTACTGCCTTCCATATAGCGACTTCATATTCTCCCATACAAGGAACGGCACGTTGTAAAAATCTGTCAGATTAAACGATACCAGGATAAAGCACCTTGCTCCTAAAAAATGATGAACCTTTAGGTATTCAAGCTGGTGCGGTTCAAGTCTGCTTCGCAGCATCTTGTCGCCGTCGGTATGCTTCGCTTCAAAGCACACCGCTAAACCGCCTCTAAGAGTCCCCTTGTAGTCAACACCGCTTTTCTTTGCATAGTTGGCAATGAACTGTCCATGCGCTCCATAAGGGCGGATATAATGTACAGGTTCGCTCTGTTTCTCAATCTTCGCAATGCCGTGTTCCTCGTAATACTGGCAGCCTGCGTCAATCATCTTTTCAAAGAATGAACCGCTTGCCTTACTCCGCTTGCCTACAATGATACTTTTAAGCTGATTCATGTTTCTTGTACCCCTTGAATTTCATTCTGCTGAAAGCGTATCTGAGATAAGCTAAGTCCTGAAGCACATCAATGTATTCAATCTTATCAACATACACCTTACTTCTTCCCCACGTGCTAATCAGCTTCATGCTAGGATTGTAGGTCTGGTGATATATCGTTTTGTACAAAAAACAATATTCACTGCAAATCTTCTTGAAATCATCTTTCTTTAATTCTATTTCAGTGAACGCCAGCTTACGCAAGCGGTTAACTTCATCTTTAATCTTCATGTTATACCTCACTTAAAACGGAATTTCCTCATTAAAAGGTACTGCGCTGCCAAAACCTTGGAAGTCCTGGCTTTCTTCTCCCGGTGTATGCTGAGATTCGCCGCCTTGCTCTCTACGCTCAATGAATTCAAAATGCTCTGCAATAGCCTCGGTTACATATTTCTTTTGACCGTCTTTAGCGTCATAGCTGCGAATTTGCAGTCTGCCTTCAACTAACACACGCTGTCCCTTACTAAGATAATTGCCACAGATTTCAGCCTGTTTACCCCAGATAACCACAGGAATAAAGTCCGCTTCACGCTGTTTGTCTTTGGAATAAGGTCTGTCCACAGCAAGCGTGAACTGAGCAACAACCTTGCTTGTAGAAGTGTATCTTACCTCCGGGTCTTTTGTTAGTCTGCCTAATAAAACGATTTTGTTCATGCTTTTTGTTCCTTTCTCTTTAACGGATTGTCCTGGCAGAAAATTTCGCCGCCTTCTTTTTTGATTTTTGCTTTGATTTCGGCAATAGCTTTATGCAGATAATAAACCTCACCGCTGTCATGATACATATTGATATAGAAATTTACTATTGTCGTAAAATATCTCTTATCTTTATCACGATTTGCACTTTCAGTGATTCTCGTAAGCTCTTTAGCGTCCATAATTCCCTCCTATAATCCTAATAACTTGTTGGTAGCAGCAAAGCCTTCTGCAACCTTCTTCCTGCGTCTGCTTGCGTGTGTAACCTCTACCGGGTGGCACATCTGCAAAATGCGGTCATAGATTCTTGTTTCCGTTATCGTCTGCGGCTTTTTGATTGCGTCAATCGGCAAATTTGTTGTAATGATTGTAGGCAATCCGCTCCGGCAACGGCTGTCGATGATCTGGAACACCAGCTCCTGAGCAAACTCCGTGCGCCGTTCTGCTCCTAAATCGTCAAGCACTAACAACTCAAATTGATTAAATCCGTCAAGATATGCTTGCTTTTGTTCAGTGCCCCACAATGTATTGAACACTCTGCCAAAATTAGTCATTAAGCAAGCTACACCTTTATCAATCAGTGCATTGACAACACACGCAGCGGCGAACGTCTTCCCGCTCCCGGAATTTCCGTAAAGCAGCAATCCTTTATGCATCCTGCGAAAATCATCGTAGTGCTCAACAAAATTCTTCATTGCTCGCATCGTCCGCTCGTCTGCGCCGTCATCATGGCTGAAAGTCTGTGACTGAAGCTCACGCTCCGGGAATCCAGCTTTTCTAAGCTCCTGTACCCTAGCAAGTCGCTTTTCATGTTCCTCACGTTCACGCTCTGCTTGAAGCTCTTCCGCTCTGCACTTACAGATACAAGTTACAGTCCGCTCAACACCAAACAGGAAACCTCTGCATTGCTTCGGCGTGTGACATTTACCACACATAAGCAATCCGTTTTCGTAATAATCATTTTCGTTTTGCTTATTAAGCTGTGAAGCATTTTTAGCAATGTGACTTACAGCAAGCGTAATTGAATTCTGAACATCATTCGCATTCATGCTATCACCTCACTAAAAATATTTGTCCAAGTCTGTTTGGTCGTCCGGCGGTTTAAAATCATCCGGCGGTTTCTTTGGCTTTTGATTGTCACCGCTCGCAAGGTTTCTTGCAACTCCCTCACAATAGGCTATTGACTTCTTGCCTTGCTGCGCTGTTATCGTAACCGCCTGCATAGCTATCAGCTCGCCGTGCTCCTTAGCAATAGCCTGTAACCGCTCTGCAATGTACGGCGTTATCGGCGTAACATTTTGATTCCAAAAGCTAACAGGATTATTATCGCTCGTAACATTTTCGTAACTGTTACACGTAACGGCAGCATTTTTATCGTAACAACCACTACTAAAGTTGTTGTTGTTACTCTTACTCTTATTCTCTTTCTTATTCTTACTCTTATTCTTATCCGTAACATCTGTGTTTGTTACATCATTGTTACGTGTAACATCTTGACTTGTTACGCTTTTGTTACACGTAACATCTTCGTAACATTCCGTAACATCTGTGTTTGTTACATCGTTGTTACACGTTTTGGATTGCTTCTCACGCTGTCTTTTAGCTCTCATTGCTTCCTTGCAGCGTTCACGCTCCTTAAGCTTTGAAAGCTCTTCGCCGTTCTGATACTCACTCCAGCCTACAATATAGATATAGCCGTTATCCTCTATATCTATCATGTTGTACTGCTGAAATACTTCTAATGCAGCTTCTGCAATTTTAGGCTTAAATCCACCAACAGCAGCTAAGGTTTTAGGTGTATACGCTACACCTTCGGTAGCGTATACATAACCACCATCATTTTTTTTGCGAGCTAGAGCTAACAGGAAAAACCACATTAATGCCAGGCTATCACCAATCTTCGTATCAGCACGCAGTATCTTAATCTTGTCACTGTCGAATACATCAGCACTAACCTTGAACCAGCTCTCCATGTTGCCCTCCTATAATAACTTCTTCCATAATGGCTGCCGTCTAAGTAACCTTACATACTTCATGAGTGCTTTCTTTCTCATAGATAATTTCTCCCTATTTTCTCTATCCACTCGTCCCTGCTATGTTTATCTTCATAGCAGGTTTGAGCAAATCGCCTTAACCGCAAGTCTGTTTCACTGTCCAAATGAGGTCCGAGTCTGCCTTTATGATGTTCGTAGCATAACCAGATTGTTAAACCAAGCTTGTCGGAAATCTTTCTTCCGGCTCTTCCGAATATCACATGATGACGTTCAAGGTTACGTGTTGTACCACACATAAAGCACTCTTTTTCTGATTGTAGAATACTTTTCTTACTCATGCTGTCTGTCCCATTTCTTCAAGCAAGGTCTTAATAGCTGTATGAGCAAGCGCATATTGAGGAATTGTAACCATTTTTTCAAGCTCTTCAATAGTCAAGTCTTTGATGTTTTTGTAGGCAGCAAGCGGTCTGCCGTTCTTATCGTGACCATTAGCAACAGTTACAACAATGTCACCTTGAGGGGTGATCTTAACAAATTTATCTCCGGTAGCTTGCGGTTGAGCTTTAGGTTTTTGCTCTTTCTTCGGTTCTTTAGGTTGGTACTGCCCTTTTTCAACAGGTTCACAAGCTGAATTTCCGTCATCGTCCTCTTGCGCAAGTCCAAGAGCCGCTGCAAGGCTGTATCTTCTAGCATATGTCAGCGTACTGCCGAAACCCTGGGCATCATTTTTCTGAATAGGATAACTGCTAGTAACTTTAATAAACTGACCGCTGCTGTGCATGATCATTGTAGTAACAGCAAGTTTACTGCTTTCTACAATTCCTTCGTTAGCCTGGAATATGCTTAAGCCGTTCTTGCTAAGCGGCTCACGTGCTACGTTCAGACATTCCGCTAAATCCGCATATTTGCTTTTAAAAAACGGATTGTCACAGCCTTTAACAGCATTTTTCATTTCGCCCTGAGCCTTTGCTAAGGCTTCAGCCAAAGCGTCGATTTTTTCGCTCATTTCCATTTAAATCACCTTTCCTTCCTTAACCAGCTCTTCAAGTTTGCTGTGAAGCTTAAGAGTTGTTTCAGCATCCCAGTGACAGCATTCACGATAACTGCCAACTTTAGGATAGGTTTGCATATTTACCGACAAGCTGTTAACGTTATAGCTTAATACATCACCTTCACGCACAGCCTGTTTTTCCTGGTGGTATCCGAAGTGTTGATACTTACATTTGCCATCCCTGGTACAGTGTGAGCAAGTCTTAAAGTCTTTCAACCAGCTCTCTTTCGTCTGCTTATGCTCACCATGCTTCCTTTTTCTGAAAGCTTCAAATCCTTCCATGCTAAGTCCGCTGCGAGCTAACACGGCGTTAACCTGTTCATTAGTTACCATATACATCCTCCTTCTGAATTCCGAAACCAAGCTTTAAATCAGCATAGGCTTTAACCACTCTTCCTTGTGCAGTTGTATAGCCTTTTTGCTGAAGCTCTTTGTTCCATTCCCTTATAAGCGAGTAGCCTTTTCCAACGCCTACGCCTAAAAGGTTGGCAATGTCTTTAGCTGTGTAGAATCTGCTTTCCATGTTTGACAACCTCTTTTCCGTATGCTATACTATATATGACCTATTTTTTAAACCGATTTCCTTTCGACTTTATTTATAGGTTAAAGGCTCTCTATTAGCGTGGGGGGTCTTTTCTTTTTGTTCTTCTTCAATTCCAATCAATACAAGCAAAGCCTGTGCACCTTCCCGGCATTCTTTTAAAAGACTGTCGCCGAGGTGCTTTTTTTGTACCGTTTTCGCTACCATTTGCGGAAACAACTCAACCACTTCACCGACTTCTTTTTGCGCCCTTAACATATTCACTGCTAAATCGTCAGCAGGAGGAATAAGTCCAAAAACGTCGCAAAACACAACATTCTTTTGCAGGTGCTGTACACGTAACCACGGTGTACGATAGAGTTTTGACATTGCTAGTGCAATAGCATCCGGGCATTGTCGCCAGTCAATCTCATAATCCTTTAAACAGCTTGCAGAGATTGCAAGTCCTTCTGCCGCATTTACACGGCTCATCCCTGCGTACTCTCTAGCTACTTTGTAGATGTTAGTTTGAGTTTCAGACATTGTATAAACTCCTTTCTTGCTATAATAGGCTTATAGCAGTTAAAGCTTTTTAGCCTGCTATCATTGTTCTTTCACTGTGTAGTAATTAACAGTGACTACATCTCCAGGCTGGAGATAACGGCGGTTGGCGGTCAGGTGCTGGTTGTCTTTGCTCACGTTATACCAAAACTCGTCAAAACAAATCCTTGTTTTGTTAAGCAGGAAATACTTGTCAGCGATTCCATACATGGTTTCGCCTTCTTGTACAATGTGCGTAATTGTGTGCCTTTGTACCTGGCTGTCCGAAAATCCGCCAATCAAGCTTAAGCAACACCATGCAAAGATAATGCATAGCAATACCTTTTTCATCTTTTTCACTCCTTTGTAGCAATTTCCGGCTTTTCTACAACCGTCAAGATTTTGTAATTTCCATGACGATAGCAAGCCCAAAAGCATTTACATGCTTCAGTTTCATTTTTCTCAGTAAACGTATCAAGTTTTACCTTGCCAGTTTCCAAGTTTTGAAAAACAACTACCCAGTCTTTACATTTATACATCTCTTCTTCCCTCCTTTACGCTTCCAAAAAGTAATCAACGCTTACGCCGAAGTATTCGGCGAGTTTTTGTAATGCTTCAACATTAGGTTTGTTTCTGCCATTTTTCCAAGTTGAAAAAGCTGAATTGCTAAGTCCTGTTGCCTTCGCAACCTGGTAAGCAGTAACATTGTTTTTCTGCATTAATTCAGCAATTTTTCTATACATTTCATCGCTCCTTTCTTGACGTTCAATTTTGAACGTGATATACTTTAATTGACAAATGTAAAATACTGTAAAGTATTACACTTTTGTAAGTGTTTTTATTTTACTTTCTAGTAATATTATACTACATTGTTCTACTTTTGTAAAGTAATTTATTGCGTTTTTGTAGAATATTTTTTTGAAAAGAAATAGGTAAAAATGTACGAAAAATTTGAAGCGTTACTTAATTCAAAAGGTATAACTGCATATCAAGTTGCGAAAGCGACAGGTGTTAGTAATTCCATGCTTTCATCGTGGAAGAAAAATCGTACAACACCAAAAATGAACACGTTGCAGTTAATCGCCGATTATTTTAATGTTCCTGTGTCATATTTTTATAGTGACACAGAGTATGCTCTCGGTGTAACAGAACAACAAGCCAAGTCCCTTGGCATAGACACCGAAGCGGTAAAGCAGCAGCTCAACGCCCAGCTTCTCGACGAACAGGCTATTGAGATTGCGAAACAGATTCAGAAGCTCGATGACACCCAAAAGATGGCTATCGAGCAAATTATAAAAGGGCTGTTGCAAGGCAAAGGCAAGGCCTGACTTCCCCTTCGCCAGCATGGCATAATACCTTGCAATCTAAAGAAAGGAGGTTAAAACGAAGTCGATGTCATACCACTAACGAGTATGCACAGCTGATTCGACAATTACCAACAGAGCATGTGTATTTCCTGCTACTCTGCATAGAAATTGCCAACCAACTGGTTGCAAAAAAAGCAAGCTGAAACTGTAAAATGCGGACTTAATGATTCAACTTGATGTTAGGGGGATTCTCTTTAGGGAGCCATTTTGTAGAAGAACTACAGCGATAAGAGGGCGCATATGTCCGTCCTCTTTTTCGTGTACAGAAAAAGAAAGGAAGTCGGTATTAATGTTCGGGTGGTTTTCACGCAAAGCATCAAAGGAAGACATTCAAAATTATATAAAAATGCTAACCACTGTAGCCATGGAAGACAAATACGAAGATAAGGCACACCTTACCAATATGTATAATTTCATAAAGGAAAAACATATTACAGATGAACAACTTGCTGAAGCTCAATCTATGGCTTGTAATAACATCTGGTCTAATATAATGCAGGACGGAATAGTAACAGAAGATGAAGCGCAGAAATTTAGCAAGTATTTGCTTGTATGCGAACATCTCACTCCTAAAGAAGTAAAATACTGGAATGGAAAAATAGAGCTAAACAGAACCCTATATGACATCACAGTTAACGATAAACTACCAATCTATGATAAAAATAATGTTCAGATCATATATAAGGACGGCGAGATACTTCATTATTCAGCATACGCAGATATGATGAAAATGAAAACTGTTACCAAAAAAATTAATTATTCCGGACCATCTGCATCTATACGCATCTGTAAAGGCGTTCGCTATCATGTAGGCTCTATGAGTGTATCAAGAAAAACTTCCTCTTTTTGGACTTCTGATTCGTGGGGCATCTTTTGGATAAGCAATATGCGTATAGGATTTTTAGGCAGCTCAAAAGCTTTTGCTTTCCCAATCTCCAAGCTGTTCTCTATTTCTGACGGTGACGGTGGATTACATATCTTTAAAGAAGGACGAGCAACGCCGTACATTATACGCCTTTCGGAATACGAAGAACCCTGTGCCATAATATCTAATTTGCTCAACAAATCATAAAGGAAGCCAGCATCAATGAAAAGAATAATCATAGCATTCATAACTATTTTCTGCATCGGTACATTCACGCTGTCCGCAGAAGCTTATGTAGCTAATCGCAACACTGGCAAGATACACACAAACACTTGCAGATTCGTACCAAAAATGAGCGGTGGCAGTAAACTTTACATAGATTCATTAGCTGAAGCCAAAGCATCAGGCTATACACCTTGCCAGCGTTGCCGTCCGTTTTAGGAGGCTATAAAAATGAGAAAAATATTTCTTATTCTTACTACGATTTTTGTGTTTGCTGGCTTGCCATTTTGTGAAGCATCGAAAGCAACAGACGCAAAGTACATCAATGACAATTATTTTGTAACAGCGGAATCCATCTTAAAAGATGACTTTTTCCCTAAATTTGAAAATGTCATGAAAACATATCCGGAAAATGCAAAAGATATTGCAGGAGCAGATTTAGCAATATATACCAAACCTAAATTGCAAGAGCTAAAAGAAAAACTGCAAAATGATTCCAAGGCAAAAGATTCTTATATTGCCACATTGACAGATACATATATTTCTTGCGTAATAAACTTTTTAGATGTAACGGCACGAGTAAAAGACAAGCCATCACTAGACAAAAACACCTGGCTTGCAGATTGGAAAAATTCGGCTGCTAAAGTCAAGGAATCAAACGACAAATTCAAACAAGCATATAGCAGTACGCAGTCGATAAAATAAATCAGCAGACCATTTCTGGTCTGCTTTTGTGCTTTTTGAAATAAAAAAGGCTTAAAAAACAGTCTGAACATAAAATTTCAGGTTGCTTTTCAAGCCAGCGTTTTTATACAGTTTATATCACTATTTTTATAGATTAAAAATCTTATCAGAGCTTTATATTTAGCTTATATGAGCATTTAATTTTTACTAATATAAATATAAGTAGAAGCCTTGAAAAGTCGCGTATAAGCTAAATACTAAAGAGAATTTTTAGCGTTTTTGGTAAAAAATTACATGAAAGGAGCTGCAAAACATGACAGTAACAAAAAATCCGAAAACAGGAAAATGGGACTGCGCTTTTTGGTATAAAGATTGGCAAGGCGTAAGAAAACATACAACCAAAAGAGGTTTTGATAAAAAGCGTGATGCTGAAAAATACGAAAGCGACATGAGAAACAAAACTCATACACATGATCCGAAATTTAGCGAAGTTATTGCAGCATACCAGCAAGAGCTGGACAGCAAATTGAAGCTAGGAGAATTAAAGCAGTCGACTGTCGACAAGAAAAACCAGGCATTAAAATATTATGTCCTCCCTTTCTTTGAGAATATGAACGTCGACAAGGTTACTCCGCTTCAAGTTATGCGCTGGCTTGCCATTCAAAATGAGAAATCAAAAAAAGAACGGCTCTCAAGCAGACTGCTAAATCAGATACGTTCAGAATTAAGCCAGGTCTTTGAATTCTCTAAAAGAAATTGCGGGACAAAAAATAACCCTGTCACTCTTACTGACAGGGTAAAACCATATTCCAACGATACACGTGCGAAATTATGGACAGTAGAACAGTATAAGATTTTCTATGACGATATTAAGATAGCTTCACATAGAGTGCTGTTCAACATCATCTTTTGGGCAGGCTTGCGCATAGGTGAAGTTATGGCTCTAAAAATCGAGGATATATCGCCCTATAAAATTCATGTTAATAAATCACTGATGAGGATACACAATAAAGATGAATTTGTCATTAGCACACCAAAAACAAGAAGCTCCGTGCGTGATGTTGAAATACCGAAATACCTCTATAATCAAATCATAGACTACATAGGCACGCTTTATAAGGCTAAACCAGAAGATTATATCTTTGATGGCATAAAACCGTCGGCTATCAGAACATATATGCAATATCACTGTACTAAGTTAGGCTTGCCAAGAATTAGTCCTCACATTCTCCGGCACAGCTATGCTTCAATGCTTTACGCAGCTACCGGAGATATTTTGGCAGTCGCTGAACAGATTGGTCACGCAGATACAAACACAACCTTCAAATTTTATGCTCACATGATGCCTGAAGCTAATAGAAAAGCTGTCGACAAATTAGAGAGCATAACTGTGGATAACTTGCCCCAAAATAGCGAATTTTAATTTTTGGAACTCATTTTGAACTCAATCAATAAAAAAAGAACCGCTAAATCCCATAAATACTAGGGTTTAGCGGTTTTTATTTACAATTCTCTATATTATAACACAAATAGCCTTAAACGTCGACAGATGCAATTTTGACGCTGTTGACAAAGTGTTAATAATATGTAAGATGGCTGTTATCATAGTAAACTGAGCGAGAGGTATATCATGTAGGGAATAGCAATTTTAGCGAATGAGCATTTGGAACCATAGAAACAAGGGTACGTAACAAAATGTTACTCTCTGACAAATTTTACCGCAGTTTCGTACTGGTTCCATGCGAAATTTGCGTTGTGCCCTTTGGGCACAGGAAAATTGCTGCTGACTGAAACGATATACTCTCGCGAATAGAAAAAATAAGGTAGAAAGCCTGACACATGCTTGCGCGTCGCTCTGCTCCTTCAAGCATGGCTATCTATCCCTCCAAAAATGTTCCCTGCAGCAATACTTCATTAAGAAATTGCCGCTACCAACTTTACTGCATAATCGTAGATTCTATCCTCAGTCGACAAGCTGATTACATCAGCTCGTCGATACGCCTCGCCACAATCGTGCCTATGCGTCGCAAAGCTCCTTTAGGCACGGTGGCTGGGCAGCCAGGCCTGCGGCCTGCTCGTATGCATAATTACACAGATAGAAAAAAAGAACCTGTACCATTAGTACAGGTTCTTTTTTTCTAAC